CGCCCCCGCTCAACCCCTTGTATGAGTCGGTCTGCTCCTTCGCTGCCTTCGACGTGTCGTCCATCGCATCGCCGACACCCTTCGTGCCCTTCGCGGTCTTCTCCGCAGCAGGCACGGCCTTACCCATTTCTTCCGTGATCGCCTTGAACGCGTCGGACAGTACCGCGCCCGTCGCGCCGAGCTTTTTCATGATCGGCCCGAAGATCCCCGCGACCTTGTTCCACGCGTCGATCACGGGTTGGAAGATGCCACCGAGGAAGTCGCCCATCTCCCCGAAGATCGCTTTGGCGATATTGAAGATGCCGCCCCACACCGTGGTTACAACGGTCTTGATGGTGTTCCAGATGCCCGTCCAGATGCCCACGACGAGATCGAACGCCCCGCCGATAAAGCCGCTGATCGCGTTGAATATCGTAGTGGCAATTACCTTGATCGAGTCCCACAGGAGACGCAGGAAGTTGAGGATGTCGTTCCACGTCACGCCCCATATCTCCGAGATGCTGTCCCAGGCGTGCGTGAGCACGTCGACGATGCCCTCCCAGTGTTCGCTCACCCACAGCCCGAACGCGACAAATGCCGCGATCAGCGCGGCGATGGGAATTAGCGGACCCGCGAGCGCGCCCGCCACTGCGCCCAGCCCCGCAGAGATCGGACCCCATAGCGCGGCGATAGGGGCGATGGCAGCGACGAGCGAACCGAACACGATGACGGCAGCCTGCACGGGACCGGAAAGGTTCTTCCACATCTCGCCCGCCTTCTCGACGAGCGTCGTAATGGCGCGCAGCGCGGGCGCTGCGACAGTATTCAGCGCGTTGCCGATAGAGTCGCCGACCCCGCGCATCGACTGCTCGATGGCTTCGTGCAGCCCCTTCATGGACCCTTTAAAGCCCGTGCTCCATTTCTCGGCGGCTTCGTGATACTTGCCCATGCCAGCGGTCAGCCCGTCGAGGATCTCCTTGTTCGAGATCGCGCCGTCTTTAACCGCCTGCTTCACCTCGCCGATGCTCTTCCCGGTCTGCTCGGCGAGCATCTGCCACGCGGGCACGCCCTGCTTTACCAGTTGATTCATGGTGCGCATGGGGTCCATGCCTGCCTGCAAATTCCCCATCGCATTCATGATCGAGTTGACCTGCTCCGCGCTTAGTTTCAGCGCGGTTCCCATGTCAACAACGGACTGCAACGTCGTCGTGACGTCCTCTAATCCGCCGCCCAGTTGCACCATACGCTGCGCGCTCTGCGCGAGTTCGGGGAATTCAAACGGCGACTTGTCCGCGATCTCGTCGACGCGGGTCAGGAAGTCCTCGACCTCCTTCGAGTCGCCGCGCATGTTGACGATGGCGCTGCTAAATTTCTTGAACTCGTTGGACGCTGCGAGCGCCGCCTGCCCGAATTCGAGAACCTTCTCGCTCAACCCGATAGCGGCGAGCGCGCCCGTCATCGCGCCGATGCCCGCGCCGATACCGGACAGCGCGGCTTCGACGCCATTCGCGCCGCTCTTGGTTTCTTCCTCAACCTTTTTCATGCCCGCCGTCCACCCAGCGGAGTCGAGCAGCAGACGCGCGACGAGGTCGCCTAGATCAGCCACGGTGTCTTCCTCCTGTTCGCTGCGTGTATGCGTCGAAGCGGTCGATGGCGCTCTGCCCCGGCCTCTTCGATGGCGGGCGCTCGCCCGGGCGCGCATAGCGCGGCGGCTCGTGCGTTGCGGGTGCGATGCGCCGCCGATGTTGACTGCGGACCATAAGCACGTCGGGAGTTATGAACTTGGTTTCTTTTTTGCGGTTGACGTTGTAAGTCGCGCTCGCAACCAGAGCGGCGCAGTATTCGGTAAACTCCTGCGCCGCTGCCATCCGGTCGACGAGTGCGCGGAACTCTTCGAGCGTCAAACGCCAGAACGACCGTTCACTAAGATGGAGGTCGTATCGTCCGATTGCCCAGGCGTCAAGCCAGTTCCACTCCCCCCGGGCGTCTGCACGTTTGGGAAGTCGCTGCTCCTGCGCCCGCTGATCGCTGCGCCGAGGTGCGGGATCATGCCCAGGAGCGACGCCGTGTCGACGTGATCCAAGACCCAATCCTCCGTGATCTGCGGATTCGCTTCGTGCAGTCCGTGATACAGCACGATGGCGAGTTTCTCGGGGTCGATCAAATCAGCCGCCCCGCCCCGCATGAGTGAGATGCCGTGATCCTTCTGCAACGTCTTCAGCGTGCGCAGAGAAAAACGGATCGGGTATTCCTGCCCGTCAATCGTGATCATGACGGGCATGCCGGGTTCGTGCATATGGCCCTTACGCTCCCGCCAATTGGGTTACGGTGAAGGTCTTGTCGCCGATGAAAATATTCCCCGTGCGCGCGGGCGCTGCGGCGAGTTGCGCAGTCATCGCGTAGACCACCGAGCCATCGCCCGTCACGGGCGCGGTCGGCGACGTCACCGACAGCCACGCCGAATCAGAATGCGCAGTCCACGGCATCGTGTCGGATGAGGTCACGGCGACAGATCCGCCGTTCGAGGTATTGGGCGCAGTCGGCAAGCTCGCGGGCGTGATGGTGACGACGGCTTGGATGTCCTGGGGCGCTTCGGTGATGCGGATCGAGGTCTGCCGCGTGTACACGCCCGCCACGGGTGCCGTCTCGTTGAGTTCTTTTACGAACCCCCGGAACGTCCGCGTGCGGTGCCCCGCGTCGACGTCGACGAGTCGGAACTTCGTGACCGCGCGATTCTGGAAAAGGTTCTCCAGACCGAACGGCGAGTACAGCGAGTGCGTGGGGTCGCTCGGGTTGAAGAAACACGGGAACGACAGACTGCCGTCGTCGATCAGCGTCGGGATGAAAGTCCGGTGCGGCTTCCCCGTGCTATGCGATGTCGTCTCGACTTCCGCAACGTTCGTGTTGGGTCCGTCGATGTCGCCCACGCCTGCGATGGTGGTGAACTCTTCGGGCGACGCGGAAGAGAGTACCTGAATCTCAGTGCCGAAAGAGGCTATGCCCGTGGTCGCAACGGTCGCGTCCGTGGGCGTTAGGGAGGGAGGGATAGTAGGCGTCATTCGTTTTTACTCCGTAAATTGGTGCCGTTGATACTGCCGTTTGGTTTGCTGCCGCGTCGCCAAAGCCGGGAGTGTGCCCGTCACTCTGTACTGAACCAGGTAGGACGAGATCGCCTGATAGAGCCGTGTGTCGTCCTCGTAAGCCATCGTGTCGGCGCGATAGAACACGCCCCCGAAGCTCACGCCCTCATACTCCCCGCGCAGCCCGTCGAGGCGCGCGCGCAGCGCATACCGCAGAGCGAGCGCGCGCGATTGCGAGGAATCGAAAAACGAAAACTGATACTCCGTCTGCACGAGATCGAGCGGTCCCGAATGCGCGTGCATGGGCTGCGCGCCCACGGGGAAAAACACGAGGTACGGCGCGACTGCCTGCGACGCGGGAACCTGCGGCGCGCGCGACAGGAAGACACGCTTGTCCACGAGGTTGAAGCTCACGATCAGATCGCGCAGGACGTCCTCGAAAATCATTACGTTGCCAGTGACGAGACGGGCGGTCCCTGCCGCGTCTGCTGAAAATCAAGCCCGCCCGCTTCGGCTTCGGCGACGAGCACTGCCCACGAATAGCCCGCGCCGAGCTTCGCCGCATATTCGGGTGAGTCCTTCTGCGCGTTATGCCATTCCTCGATCAGATCGAGATTGTTTTCGTGGGCGGTGTTTTGCGCCTGCGCTTGCAGCCATTCCGTGTTCCCGTATGGGCTATGCACGGGGCCGGGGTTCTCCACGCTCGTATTCTTTTTCGCGGGTAGGATCGAGCCTACGGGCGGTTGTTCGTATGCCATCGTTGTTCTCCTTTTTAAGCCGCGTCCTTCTGACTCCACGCGTTCTCCTTCGCGACGCCCTCGACGACCTTCGAGAGTTCCTCTGCCAGTACGTTCGCCGCGAGCGGTCGCACGGCATTCATGGCGGGGCGGAAGTACGGGTGCGCCTGCGCCTGACTCGTGCCGAACTCGACCCATGCCGCATAGCGCAGCCCCTCCGTGAACACGAGCGCGCCCACGGTGCGCACGAGCTTCATTGCCTTGATCGAGTCGCGCAGCGCGCCCGTGACCACGGGGCACATGTCGCGCGCTTCGTCTGCCATCATCTGCGCGGGTTTCAGCATCGCCTCGCGCACGCGGTCGTCGAATGCGCCTTTGGTCTTCCCGCTCATCGTGTCGCCCAGCGCGCGCACCGTCTTGATGAGTTGCGGGACGCCTTCGAGCTTGAATGCCTTCGTGCGCGTCGAGACGGTCGAGGTGGTTTTGATCGCCATTAGAATCAGGGGTGCAGCGAGATCGACGCGGTTGCGGATGCGCCGACCGCGTCGGTTGCAGTGACGTACTCCGCGATGGGCGCGGGGATCGTGAGCGGCGCGGTGTACACGCCGTTCGCCACGCTGCCGATCGCGCCCGACGAGAGGCTCCACGTCACGGTCGCAGGCACGGGCGTGCCGCTGTCGTCGAGCGTCGTCGCGGTGAAGGTCGCGGTCTGCCCCGGCCCCAGCGACGCCGACAGCGGGTCGAGGAAGACCTTGCCCGTCGTCGTGCGCTCCGAGTACGTCGCGCTCGACCCGAACTTATCCGAGATCGTGATGGTCACGTTGGACCCGTTCGTCTCCTTCGACGCCGAAGAGTTCACGTTGGTGTAGTTGGGGTCTTCGGCGAGCACTGCCTTCAGTGCGTCGAAGACCGCTTGGATGCTGGCAGATACGGCGAATATGGCGATGCTCATGGGGTGAAGGTTCCTTTGCTGAAAGCTCCCGGCTGGTAGATCGCGAAGGCGAGCCGCTCTTCGGCGCGCACGGTCACGAGGTTGCGGACGAAGTCGTCCTGGTTCTGCTCTGCGACTTCGACCGCTGCCGCGTCGCGGTCGAAAATCTGACAGTAGGGCGCGAACTGCCCCACCACATAACTGCCCGATACCATCGCCTGCGACAGCACGACCGGGATGCCCCAGAGCGAGAATCCCGCCGCGAGGTCGCCGGGATTGCCCAGCAGATAGTTGCCCGTGGCGACTGCCTTCGACGTCAACGCTTTGCCGAAGTCGCCCGGGTTCACGATGATGCCGTCGACGACGTAGCCGCGCCCGAAGGTTGCCGCGATGCCTGCCGCGA